GATCGGGCCGTCCACCAGCACCTGCATGGCCTGCAGGGTCAGGGTGCCGTCCTTATCGCAGGGGATCAGGCGGCATTTGCCGCCGGGTTTGAGCAAAATCATGTAACGCTCCATGGGTTATACCTCCTTGTTGGTGTCTCCCTTCTGCGGTATACTTAAGAGGAAGGGAGGCGTGTTGTATGGGTCTTTACGATAATCTTAACAGTGCCTGGCAGGTTCATGATGTCATGAGGCAGTTTGCGGAACAACAAGAGCAAGAAAATCGAATGATACAAAATTCGATTGCTCGCAAGGAAAAATTGGCAAACGCCCAACTTGGTTCCGCGGAAGATATTCGCAAAATGTTAGAGATGATGGAAGCTGACCAAAAAGAGCAAACCGAGGAAAACAAGAAGAATAGAGAGCTCGCTCTCAAAAGCTATAAGGTTTCCCTTGCGGCCGCGTTTTTTGGCGGTGCGTCCTTTTTGGCTGCGCTCATAACGCTAATCTTACAATTGTTAGGATGAGTGCGGCAATTTGAAAAACCAGTGCGATGCACTGGAAGAAAAGTGCAAGTCTCATCAACTCTGCCGTTGTCCAGTTGGAAAGCCGTTCTTTCCAGCTGGGCTTTTTGTTGTTGTTCATGGTTTCACCTCCTTGTTGATTATGGTGATGTCTGTCATGTGGTTTCTCCTTTCATGCCACGGGGCGGCTGTCCAGCTTCTTCAGGCTGGCCACCAGATTGATGGACGCCGCAGCGGTCTCCATCTGCTCGAATGCGTCCTCGTCCATGTCCTTGCACATGGTGTGGATGCGGATCACACGCTCCACGTCCTGCTGCGTCAGACCATACATGGCGGGGTTCAGGGAATAGCTCTTTCGTGCCATAATAAGCACTCCTTTCTGTGGGTGGCTCCCACGACCATCCCGGCGGCGTCACCGGAATGGTTTCGGCCGCTGCCATGCGGCCATCATCGGGTGGGTTGTGGGGTACTCCCTTCTGCGGTATACTGGGGCAGAAAGGAGTGTTAAAAATGCTGGACGTAAAAACGCTGAAGGTTCTGGAGTTTCTGAATGAGCATCCTGATGAAGCCTTTTCCATCTATCAGATGGGAAAGCGTGGCATGACCGTCAACTTTGAAACGATGCAATGGCTGACGGACAAAAATATGGTTTTTCGTTATGAAGATGAGGATGCGTTCCGATATGAGTATGAAGAGCCGGAGTACACCTATCAGATCAATGCTGGTGGCCGTGTTGCTCTGGAAGAACAAAAGCATTTCACAAAAACGGAAAGGCGTGCCAACATTGCTCTTAGTTTGTCGGTTTTGAGCCTGCTTGTTGCCATTGCTACAGCCTTAAAAGGTTGATGACGTTGATGAGCAGCGCAATGATGGACAGAGCGAAAGCAATACCGTATTTCAGGTCAAGGCGTGCATAGTATCGCTCGGTTTCTTCCAGCATCTTCTGGTCGAGTTCCTGCATCTTCTTGTCGAGCTGTTCCTGTTCTTCCGGTGTGCGGGGATAGTGATTCATCCTCTTCGCCTCCCTTCGTTTAAGTGCGGCATGACGGTCGCTTGGCTACTGTGATTGGTAGCTCTGCTCACAATATAGCACGGTTTTGCTATCATGTCAAGCAAAAAAGCAAATGCTCAGCTAACTTTTTTCTTGACATCGTTGTTGACAGGTGTTACAATGCCAAGTAGAGAGGAGGTGAAAACCAATGAACGAACGCATCAAAAAAATCCTTGAAGAACTTGGCTTGAAAAAAGTTGAGTTCGCGGAACGTCTGCATATTTCCAGGCCGTATGCGTCTGAGCTTTGCTCTGGTGCAAAAGCCCCCAGCGACCGCACGATCAGCGACATCTGCCGGGAGTTCGGTGTCCGGGAAGCATGGCTGCGCGAAGGCGAGGGTGAAATGTTTGTACAGGACACCCAGTCCGAGCAGGTGGCGGCCTTTCTGGCTGACCTGACCAAGGATGACAGCGACACCTTTAAAAAGCGTTTTATCGAAATGCTGGCAGGCCTGAGCCCGGCGGACTGGGAGCTGCTGGAACGCATGGCCGAAAAATTGACGCAAAAAAAAGAGGAAAGCCCGTAAAGGCTTCCCTCGCATGGTGGCTGGCGGCTCATCCGATCAGGTGGCTTGCGTACACCCACACAAGCCGCAGCTGGCGGAAATCGGCTTTTTCCAGCAGTTTCAAAATGGCATTGATGTAATCTTGTCGTGTCATGTGGCAATCCTCCGATTCGGTTTTATGTTCAAGAACATTATACAACCATTCGGCGTTGAATGCAACAACTTTTGACAACTGAAAACAAACGAAAAAATCGCAGAAAACTGGGTTTTTTTCAGCAGAAAAAAGGAGAGAATCATGAAAAAGTCAGCAAAAAGGCTTTTAGGCGTTGTTTTTACACTGGCGCTGATGACGATTCTCGCATGCGGTGCCTTTGCGGCAAAGCCTGCGGTCGAGCTCACCGACGTCTATTTTACGGTCGATGCTTTTGACGGCGTCAGCCCCACGGTCTGCTTCCGGAATAATTCAAACAAAACCATTAAATACGTTACGTTCACGCTGGTTCCGCTTAATGCGGTCGGTGATAGAACTTCCTGTACAATCAGCGGCCGCTCGACGGTGACGGCCCAGGTAGTAGGGCCGATTGCTCCGACAAGATTCGACCGAACGGTCGCAAACACGGTGACTTCTCCCGCGTCCATGGGGGATTTTGGGCCGTTCCAGGCACAGCAGCAGCTTGCAACGGATTATTACTTTGGCGCAGAAGAGCGCAACGGGCATAGAATCTTTTTGGACAAGGACGGTAATGCCTATTATGCTGATTCCTACACTCCGTCCTCCGTCCTGTCTGTGATCGACCATTCCAAGACGCGGGGTCAGCTGGATTCTACTACTTATCTGACAGATGACGAACTTCAGAATGCAATTTACAATGCAGCAGTGGAATGGGATTGCCTTTGGTACAACAGCACGATCGACGAGATTGCCGTGACCAAGGCGGATATCATCTATATGGACGGAAGTAAAGAGACTGTCAATCAAAAAGCCCTGTATTCGGGTCACTTCAGAAGCGACCCGACGAATCAGCCTTACTATGTGCTGACCAGCAAATACGCCCCTGTTTACGATTATCAGTATTACAAAGAGCACAACGCCGATCTGGCTGCCCTGTTCGGGGATAACCAGTGGAAGTATCTGGAGCATTTCGTAAACAGCGGCATGAAGGAAGGCCGTCAGGGCAGCAGTGCATTTAACCTTGCCGCCTACAAAGCAAACAATCCTGATCTGGTTGCCGCTTTTGGCGAAGATAACCAGAAATACTATGAGCACTATATCTCTTCCGGCAAGAGCGAAGGCCGGAAGGCATCCTGATTTTTGAATAAACAAAAACGCCCCCGGTGCTACCAACACCGAGGGCGTCAAAGAGTGGCTTGCTCACGAGGAACAATCCAGCCTAAGCAACTGTATTGTACCACCTCCGGGCAGGCTTGTCAAAGTGTACCCATGGAGGTGTATTTTTATGGGATTGCGAACCAACACGGCGGTCTGGCTACCGAACCAGAACCGCTGGCAGATCAACGTCCAAAAGAATGGTGTGCGCAGATCCTTTACCAGCTCAAAGCCCGGCCGCACCGGCCAGCGTGAAGCCAATGCAAAGGCGGACGCATGGCTGGATGACGGCATCAGCAATACTCGGATGCTGGTAGAAGCAGCCTATCCGCAGTGGATCGGCGAGCTGAAACTGACCACCAGCCGCTCCAACTGGGAACCGATCCAGAGCCGGTGGAACGTCTGGGTGCGTCCAGTCATTGGCCGGAGGCGTGTGGGAGACCTGACGGAACAACAGCTGCAAGCCATCATCAACAAAGGATTTGCAGGAGGACTGAGCAAAAAATACCTTTCCAACATGTGCACGGATTTGACCATGTTCTGCAAATGGCTGCGCCTGAGCAAAATGTCCACTCTGCGGCCGGAAGAACTGCATGTGCCAAAGGGTGCACGCTCCAAGGAAAAAGAAATATTGCAGCCGGAGGATCTGCGTACACTTTTTGAGGTGGACACTACGATCCTAGACGGCAAACTGATCGAGGATCCTTATGTCAATGCGTACAGGTTTAGCGTTGTGACTGGCCTTCGTCCGGGCGAGCTGATCGGACTGAGCTGGAAGGACGTAAAGGGTGGCCGGGTGAAGATCCGGCGAGCTATAAACACCCGTGGCGAGGAAACCCGCGGCAAGAACGACAACGCTGTGCGCGCCTTTGCACTCACCGATAGTGCGGCCGCTATTCTGCAGGCACAGAAAAAGCTGACAGGCGGGCAGGAGAGCGTGTTTGGCATCTCCTGTGAGGACACCTATAGAAAATATTGGCGGCGCTACTGCGAGGCCAACGGCCTGCACTATGTTCCGCCGTATAATCTCCGACATACGTTTGTATCACTGGCAAAAACGCTGCCAGAGGGACAAGTCAAGCCCTTGGTTGGCCACTCCCGCCAGATGGACACGTTCGGGATCTACGCGCATCTTATTCATGGCGAGGATGTGCAGACTGCCGCAGACCTGGACAACGTTCTCAGCAGGGTTCTTGATCCGGAAAGTCTTGAGAAGTAACACATTTTGTAACACGTTTCTATTTCTCGCACCGTGTTTACGGTTTCCTTCCCGGAGAAGTGGATTTCGGAATTTAACGGAAGTACGTTGGATATGTATGCCGGATTTTCGCCGGAAAAGTTCTGGACCGGGTTCGACCCCCGTCGGCGGCATAAAAATCCCTCAAGCCTACGCTTGGGGGATTTTTTACGTCCGCCGGACGCTGGATCGAAGAGCACGACCGTCCGCAGACGGCAATCGGCCCGGGGGCTGTTGCTTAGTGCGTGAGGAATGTCTACAGGTGTTACTGGTGTCCGGTGCGCCCAGACATTAAAGAGGTAACCTTGAAAACATATTGAAGGGTAATTTTATTATGGTATAATAAAAATTAAATAAATTGTAGAAAGGAAAGTGATGAGATTGACTGGAGAAAGTGCAAGAGCTAAAGAATTGTTTGAAGAAGGCGAATTTATACTCGCAAAAACGGATTTAACGATGGCAGCAACGCCCAAGCAGCTATATGATCGATGGCAGAGAGCTGTGAAAAAAGGCTACAAACAAAAAATTAACATTGATGAGTATTGGGAAGGGCTTATCATAGGTACTGCGATTGATTTGAAAGAAAGAATAAAGAAGACGTCAAGCATAGATAAAAGAAATCGACTAGTTGCAAGATGGAGAGAGGATTTTGATGCGTATCTTCTAAAATCTGATTGTTCATTAAAAATACAGCAATTATTGGAAAATAAGACCTCGGAGTTGAAGGATGTTGCAAAAATAAACTACATTGCTATTGAAGAAATTTAGAGTAACAGACTATAGGAGAAGCAAAATGTCTTTATTCGGTAAAAAGGAAAAGGAAGAAATTGCACGGCTGAATGCGGAAATGCAGAGCCTGCGAGATGCAATGCCATCTGAGAGCCGCACACTGGACGACATCAATCGTGAAATCAAAGATTCGCGTGAAGAACTCGCTCGTGTCCAAGAAAACCTTGAAAGCCGCAACAGCGAGTTGAAAGATGCCTTGGAAGAACTTCAACAGGCAAAAGACCAGCTCATTGAAACGAATGAAGAAGTTCTGATGCAGAGTTTTGGTCTTTATACTCCTCGGTACTCTTTTATGAATGCAGACGAGTATAAGGCGCACCTTTTGGAAATTCGCGCAAAGCAGAAGGACATGATCAAAAATAAAACGGCCGTTAGTGGCAATATGAACTGGACAGTCAATGGAAATGCGTCTAAAGGCAAGAAGATGGTCTCTGACATGCAGAAACTTCTCCTTCGGGCATTCAATTCCGAATGTGATGATGTGATCGAACACGTTAAGTATAGCAATATTGATGCCAGTGAAAAGAGAATTACGGCTTCGCGGGATGCGATTTCCAAATTGGGTACAATTATGGAGGTTAGCATTCAGCCGAAATATTACCGGCTGAAAATTGAAGAACTTCATCTCGCCTTTGAATATGCTCAGAAAAAGCAGCAGGAAAAGGAAGAACAGAAGGAAGTACGTGCCAGAATGCGCGAGGAAGCCAAACTGGCGAAGGAAATTGAGGAGGAACGCAAAAAACTTGAAAAAGAGCAGCAGCACTATCAGAATGCATTGCAGCGTATCAATGCACAACTTGAAGCGGCGTCGGATGCTGATCGTGCTGCCATCGAGGAGAAAAAGGCAGAGCTTGTGGCACAGCTTGATAAGATCGATAAAGAATTTGCGGATGTTGATTACCGCGAAGCAAACCAGCGTGCCGGTTATGTGTATGTCATTTCTAACATTGGTGCCTTTGGCGAAAACGTCTACAAAATCGGTATGACACGCCGTCTTGACCCGCAGGATCGTGTGGATGAACTGGGTGATGCATCAGTGCCGTTTAACTTCGATGTACATGCGATGATCTTCTCCAACGATGCCCCAAAACTGGAGGCTGCGCTTCACAACGCCTTTGCTGATCGTAAATTGAACTTTGTCAACCAGCGCCGCGAGTTCTTCAACGTCTCTTTGGACGAAATCAAACAGGTGATTAAGGACAACTATGATAAGTCGGTTGAGTTCGTAGAGCTCGCCCCGGCGGAACAGTATCGTGAATCCCTGAAGCTCAAAGAACAAATGAAGAAAAAGTGTATTAAATAAAATAGAACGCCAGAGTTCGTCTCTTCATCCACCATTCACGATTCATTTGTAAAAAGTGCTTTTTCTTTCCATGGTTTCATGCTATAATAAAAAAACGATACGATCCGTGATCGTAACGGGGCAGGGGGCCGCTGGCCGTCCTGCCGGGGCAGTGCCCGCAAACTGCGGCGGGCGGGAAACAGAAAAAGAGAGGCGAATCGAGATGTTGGATATGATCAAATGCAGCACCGGCGGTGCGTATTATGCCCGCGGCGAGTGGGTGCCGGCAGACGGCAACGCACCGGCAGCACTGGCTGCAAAGGGCTTTGATGCCGCTGCGGTGGAAAACGCCAAGACCGGTACCATGGCCTACAGCATTCTGCAGGCTCACAACACCAGCGGCGATGCCGAAAACCTGAAGATCAAGTTTGACGCCATGGCCAGCCATGACATCACCTTTGTGGGCATCATCCAGACGGCCCGCGCGTCCGGCCTGGAAAAGTTCCCCATCCCGTATGTGCTCACCAACTGCCACAACAGCCTGTGCGCCGTGGGCGGCACCATCAACGAGGATGACCACCGTTTCGGCCTGTCGGCTGCCAAAAAGTACGGCGGCATCTTTGTGCCCCCGCATCTGGCTGTCATCCACCAGTACATGCGTGAAAAGTTTGCCGGCTGCGGCAAAATGATCCTTGGCTCGGACTCCCACACCCGCTACGGTGCACTGGGCACCATGGCCATCGGCGAGGGCGGCGGCGAGCTGGCAAAGCAGCTGTTGGGCCGCACCTACGACGTGGCCCGTCCGGGTGTGGTGGCCATTTACCTCACCGGCAGCCTGCCTGCCGGCTGCGGCCCCCACGATGTGGCCATTGCGCTGGTGGGCAAGCTGTTCAAGAGCGGCTATGTCAAGAACAAGGTCATGGAGTTCGTTGGCCCCGGCATTGCCTCCCTGCGGCAGGACACCCGCAACGCCATCGACGCCATGACCACCGAGACCACCTGCCTGTCCTCCATCTGGGAGACCGATGAGACCACGCAGAAGTTCCTTGCCGTGCACGGCCGTGCTGCGGATTACAAGAAGCTGGCCCCGGCGGACCTTGCCTACTATGACGGCGTTGTGGAAGTGGATCTGTCGGCCATCCGTCCGATGATCGCTCTGCCCATGCACCCCTCCAATGCCTTTACCATCGAAGAGCTGAACGCCAATCTGGAGGACATCCTGCACGCCTGCGAAGAGGATGTGCAGAAGCTCATCGGCCGTAAGGATGTGCACCTGGACCTGTGCAGCAAGATCGAGAACGGCAAGCTGCGGGTGGACCAGGGCGTGATCGCCGGTTGTGCAGGTGGTTTGTACGACAGCATCTATGAGGCGGCTTCCATCCTCAAGGGCCGCACCGGCGGCTGCGGCGACTATGCCCTCAGCGTGTACCCCGGCAGTCAGCCCATCATGATGGAACTGGTGCGCACCGGCGTGATCAGCGAACTGATGGCCAGCGGTGCCACCGTGCGCACGGCTTTCTGCGGCCCCTGCTTCGGCGCAGGCGACGTGCCCGCCAACGGGGCACTGTCCATCCGCCACACCACCCGCAACTTCCCCAGCCGCGAAGGCTCCAAGCCCGGCAATGGCCAGCTGGCGGGTGTGGCCCTGATGGATGCCCGCAGCATTGCGGCCACCACGGCCAACGGCGGCATCCTGACCCCGGCCACCGACATCGACTACGATCCCACCGTGCCGGAGTACCAGTACGATCCTTCCAGCTACGACACCCGCGTGTATCAGGGCTTTGGCAAGGGCGACTACGACGCCCTGCTCAAGCTGGGCCCCAACATCAAGGACTGGCCGGAGATCGCACCGCTGGGCAACAACCTGCTGCTGAAGGTGGCGTCCTACATCACCGACCCTGTTACGACCACCGACGAGCTGATCCCCTCCGGTGAGACTTCCTCCTACCGCTCCAACCCCCTGGGTCTGGCCGAGTTCACCCTCAGCCGCAAGGACCCGGAGTATGTGGGCCGTGCCAAGGCCGTGCGTGCCGAAGAGGAAGGCCGCCGTGCCGGTACGGCAGACGACGCCCTGCTGGCAAAGGTGCACGCCGTGCCCGGCTGCGAGAACCTGACCTGGAACGACCTGCAGATCGCCTCCACCATCTTTGCAGTCAAGCCGGGCGACGGCTCCGCCCGTGAGCAGGCCGCCAGCTGCCAGCGTGTGCTGGGTGCCGGGGCCAACATCGTCACCGAGTACGCCACCAAGCGTTACCGCTCCAACCTGATCAACTGGGGCATGCTGCCCCTGCAGCTGGCCGGGGCTACGCCCTTCGGGCTGGGGGATTACATCCTCATCCCCAATGTGCGTGAAGCGCTCAAGGGCGACCTGAAGGACATCAAGGCCTATGTGCTGGGTGATGAACCCAAGGCATTTGACCTCTACATGGCTCCGCTGACCGACGACGAGCGTCAGATCCTGGCCGACGGCTGCCTGATCAATTTCTACAAACATTAAAGAGGCGTTTCCATGTCCTGCGATCTTCACAACCATTCCACCTGTTCCGACGGCTCGGTGCCCATCCAGCGCCTGCCGGGCATCGCGGCCCGTACCGGGCTGCATGCCATTGCCATCTCCGACCACGACACCACCCTGAGTGCGGCGTACTGCTACGCCCATCCCCGACAGGAGGGCGTGGAGCTGATCCCAGCGGTGGAGCTGACCGGTTACGATTTTGAGCGCCAGCACCGGGTGCATCTGCTGTGCTATTACCCCAACCTGGACTGTGTCCCGCTCCGGGAGCACTGCGAGATCATGAAGCAGCGGCGCAATGCCTGCGGCCTGCAGACGGTCCACGAGTTGGAGGCGATGTACCCGCAGTTCACCGAGGAGCTTGTCTGGGAGACGGCGGCCGAAAGCGGCGTGATCTACAAAAGCGGCATCATGCAGGTGCTGGGGGAGCTTGGCCTGAGTGACGGCAGCATTTACGGAGGGACCTACCACAAGCTGTTCGGCTGGAATCCCCGCGGCATCGTGCTGCACTCGCCGGAGTATCTGCCGGTGCGGGACGTGCTGGCCACGGCCAAGGCCAGCGGTGGTGCAGTGGTGTTTGCGCATCCCACCGTCTACAAGAGCATGCCGCTGGTGCGCGAACTGGCGGCAGAAGGCGCCATTGATGGCATTGAGGTGGACCACCCCAGCAACAGCCCGGAGGACCGCGCGGAGTGCGTGCAGCTTTGCCGGGAATACGGCCTTGTGCCCACGGCCGGGACGGATTTCCATGGCCGGAACCACAAGGTGCCCCATCCCATCGGCACTTGTACCGCTCCGGACGAGACGGTCACCCGCCTGCAGGAGATCGCCCGCAAACGGGGCGGCGGCAATGGCACACGATAAAGCCGGAAAAGGCTTTTCCTTTATAAGAAAGAGAGAGGAAGTTTGAAACCATGAGCAAGGAATTCAGCTTTGCAAACAAAGGCACCTGCTCCAAGCAGACCAATTTTGTCCTGAACGACGACCACACCATTGCGTCCATCGAGGTCATCGGCGGCTGCAACGGCAACCTGAAAGGCATCTGCCAGCTGGTCACCGGCATGAAGGCCGAGGACGTCATTGCACGTCTGGACGGTACGCTGTGCGGGTTCCGCAACACCAGCTGCCCGGACCAGATCGCACAGAACCTGAAGAAGGCTCTGGAAGAGATGAACTGACCGGAAACCGATCGAAACGCGGGCACCGCGCTTTGCAGAAATGCAGGGCGCGGTGTCTTTTTTTTGTGTACGGGAAAAGCGAAAAATGCACAATATGCAATCAAATGAATAAGAATGCAATAATATGCATTTTTGATAAGTCGGACTTTTGAGAGGAAAGTGAGTGAAAGAACAAAAATGTGTTGCACTTCCCAGAAAACGCACTCGAAGTGCAACACGAGCGTAACGGTAAAAGGGGACACTTCCGGATGCAGTTGCACTTGTGTTACGATTCTGAACGGACCGATTTTTGAATTTTTTGCATTTTTGTTCCGAAAAATTGCGCAAAACCCCTTGACGATGAGATGCCCTTGTGATACTCTTGTGACACAAGAGTTGCACTTGTGAAACGCACGAGTTGCAAAACGGATTTGCAACGCGCAACCGATCAAATGCAAAACGGCTTTTATACAAAAAGCTGTATCAGGAGGATGTCTTATGAAACTCGAAATGCGTACTGTTCAGAAGATCGCGGCAGCTGCTATGACGCTGGCTGTGATGTTTGGCTGCGCATCTCCGCTCAAGCCTTTGGCTGCGAGCGCTGCACAGAACACTGTGTCGGTTTCTGCGGACATCGACGAAGAAAACTCCTACATCAGCGCACAGGACCAGATGTACCAGAAGGATTTCCTGAAGCTCATCAACAAGGCCCGTGCAAAGGCCGGTCTGAACAGCGTGGAGCTGGGCGATGCCGCCCACAACGCCGCCGCTGCTGAGCGTGCCGAAGAGCTGTCTACCACGTATTCTTATGTGCGTCCCAACGGTCAGCGCGACTTCACCGTTTTTGCCGAGAACGGCATCGGCGATGTGTCCGTTGGCGAGAACTATCTGGCCGGCGTGTCCACTCCGGACTCCGCCATGGACCAGTGGATGAACCTCGATTTCGCCCGTGAGCGCATCCTGAATGTGGATGCCACCACCGTGAGTGTCGGCCACTATGAGGGCGGTGCCTACGGCAACTACTGGGTGCTGATCTTCTCTTACCCCGAAAACTCTCACACCGATGACTTCCGTCAGGAAGTGCTGGATCTGGTCAATGTCGAGCGTGCAAAGTACGGCCTGACCCCACTGGTGATGGGCGATGCCAACCTGACCGCTGCCGCACAGAAGCGTGCCGAAGAGATCGCTACCGTCAACTCCCATACCCGTCCGGATGGCAGCAAGTGCTTCACCGTGCTCAAGGAGTACGGCGTGACCGCAGCTCCCACCGGTGAGAACGCCGCCTGGGGCAGCGTTTCTCCGCAGGAGGTCGTGGATGCCTGGATGCAGTCCGAAGGCCATCGTGCCAACATTCTGAACCCCGAAGCCCGTGCCATGGGCGTTGGCTACTACTACAACAGCAGCAGCACCTGGGGCCATCAGTGGATCCAGATCTTCACCAAGTGATATCCTCTTCATCATCATACCAAGATACCTTCTCCCTTTCTTGAAAAGTTGTGTGCGAGGAAAGCCCGGCAGCGAAAGCTGCCGGGCTTTTCACTTGCACAAATGGCGTTTTATGTTATACTGATTCTGAATAACACGCAGGAGGAACCATTGTGGAGGATTACCGGACCATCCGCGGTACGGCCGTGGGCGAATACGAAGAGAAGAAGAGCCGCTTCATTGCGCAGCTCTCCTTTGCGGACAGCGAGGAGGCCGCCGTGGCATTCCTGGAGCAGGTGCGCGCGGCCAACCGTACGGCGCGGCACAACGTGTATGCTTACCGGCTGCGGGAGGGGAATCGGGAACGCTACTCCGACGATGGCGAGCCGGCCAAAACGGCCGGGACCCCGGCACTGGAGGTGCTGCAGCACAGCGGCCTGACGGATCTGATCGTGGTGATCACCCGTTACTTCGGCGGGGTGCTGCTGGGCACCGGCGGGCTGGTGCGTGCGTACACCACGGCCACGGCCCGCGCGCTGGAAAATGCCGAGGTGGTCACGGTGCGCAGTGTGGTGGAGCTGCGCATGACGGTGGACTATTCTCTTTACGAGCGGGCATCCCTGCTCATCGACGCCGCCGGGGCAAAGCAGGCTGCGCCGGAGTTCACCGACCGGGTCACCCTGCGCTGGCAGATGCCGGAACACACCGAAGGTCCGCTGCTGGAACAGCTGCGGGAACTGACCCGGGGCGGGGCGGAGGCAGCAGTGTCTGAGCCATTCTACGCACCTTTTTAAAAATCAAGTAAATTTTAGGAGCTGACACAGAACTTCCCCCTTCGACAGGGCCGTTGTGCTACAATTGCCGCAGGCGCGGCGCGTGGGATCGGCTGCGCCGGGATTTCCGGTGGAAAGGGGGGAGAAGAACCAGAAAAGGGAGGGGACCAGCATGGATGTGCGCCAGAGAACCGAAGAGATCGAACACCTGACCTTTGCACCGTGGGCGACCTTCAGCGATGCCAGCCGCGGCCGGGCGGTGCCGGAGCCGCAGGATCCGCTGCGCCCGGTGTTTCAGCGTGACCGCGACCGGGTGCTGCACTGCAAGGCGTTCCGCCGCCTGAAGCAAAAGACCCAGGTATTCCTGTCCCCGGAAGGGGACCTGTACCGCACCCGGCTGACCCATACGCTGGAGGTGTCGCAGATCGCCCGCACCATTGCCCGCGCCCTGCGCCTGAACGAGGACCTGACCGAGGCCATCAGCCTGGCCCATGACCTGGGCCACACGCCCTTTGGCCACGCCGGAGAACGGGCGCTCAACCAGCTCTGCCCGGGCGGGTTCAAGCATTATGTGCAGAGCCTGCGGGTGGTGGACAAGCTGGAAAAAGAGGGCAGGGGCCTCAACCTGAGCTGGGAAGTGCGCAACGGCATCGTGACCCACACCAAAGGCACCTGGGCTGCCACCCCGGAAGGGCGCATCGTACGCATGGCAGACCAGATCGCCTACGTCAACCACGACATCGAGGACGCCATGCGCGCCGGTGTGCTGGACCCGGACATCCTGCCCAAAGACTGCACCGCGGTGCTGGGCACCACCAAATCCGCCCGCATCACGACCATGATCAACAGCATCCTGCGCAATAGCGACGGCAATGTACGGGTGGGTACGGAGGAGAATGAGGCCTTTCTGGCCCTGCGGGACTTCATGTACGCCACCGTCTATGTGGACAAAACCGCCAAACGCGAGGAACAAAAGGTGGACAAGGTGATCGGGGAGCTGTATGACTACTACCTGAACCACATCGACCGGATGTCCAATTTCTACGTTCAGCTGGCGTATCAGGAAGGCCGTGACCGCGCGGTGACCGACTACATCAGCGGTATGAGCGACGAGTTTGCCATCCGTACCTTTGAGGAGCTTTTTGTGCCGCAGAAGTGGCATGTTCTATAAACCGGAAAGGTCGTTTGAAAATCCATGATCCCACACGAATACATTGAGGAACTGACCCGCCGCACCGACATCGTGGAGTTGGTGGGCAGCTATGTGCAGCTCAAGCGCAAGGGGCGGCTGTACGGCGGGCTGTGCCCTTTCCACAGTGAAAAATCGCCCTCCTTTTACGTCTACCCGGACACCCAGAGCTTTTACTGCTTTGGCTGCGGGGCCGGTGGCGATGCCATTACCTTTGCCAAAAAGATCAACAGCATCGACTACCCGGAGGCCGTCAAAATGCTGGCAGCCCGTGCCGGGATGCCGGAGCCCCAGGAGGACGACAAGACCGGCAGGATGCGCAGCCGCATCCTGTCCATGAACAAGGAGGCGGCCCGGTTCTTCCACACCTGTCTCAACTCTACTGTGGAGGAGGCCCGACAGGCCCGTGCCTACTGGCGACGGCGCGGCCTGGACGACAAGACCATCGTCCGGTTCGGGCTGGGCTACGCCCCCGACGACGGCCAGGCCCTGTACCAGTATCTACGGGGTAAGGGCTACAACCAGCAGGAGCTGGACGCCAGCGGTCTGTTCAAGCGCAGCCCGTCCGGCCGCATCTACTGCCTGTTCTGGAAGCGCGTCATGACCCCTATCTTTGATCTGCGAGGCAACATCATTGCCTTTGGCGGCCGCGTGCTGGATGACTCCAAGCCCAAATACGTCAACAGCCCGGAAACGCTGGTCTACCACAAGTCGGACACGGTATTCGCGCTGCAGATCGCCAAGCGCAGTGCGTCCCGGCGGTTCGTGCTGTGCGAGGGCTATATGGACGTCATCAGCATGCAGCAGGCCGGCATCGACACGGCGGTGTGTGCCTGCGGCACGGCCCTGACCCCGGATCAGGTGCGGCTCATCAGTGAGTACGCGGACGAAGTCATCCTGAGCTACGACTCGGACGAGGCGGGCCAGAAAGCCACCCTGCGGTCGCTGGAGCTGTTCCGCAACAGTCCGGTCAAGGTGGGCGTGCTGCAGATCCCCGGTGCCAAGGACCCGGACGAGTACATCAAAAAGTATGGTGCCGAGCGCTTCAAGGCACTGCTGGACGGCGTGGGCAATGCGCTGGACTTCCGTCTGGGGCGGCTGCGCAGCCAGTATGATCTTTCGCAGGACGCCCAGCGGCTGGAATACGTCAAACAGGCGGTGGACCTGCTGGCTGAGCGCTCCAGCCCCACCGAGCAGGAGGTGTACGCCGGACGTCTGGCAGAGGAGACCAACATCTCCAAAGCTGCCATCATGACCCAGCTGGGCACCGCCGTAAAAAAGGCAGGCAGCAAACGCCGCCGGGAGCATGACCGGCAGGTGCTGCGGTCCGGGGAGATGGACCAGATCAAGGTGTCCTACACCGCCGGAGGCAGCCAGGCCCTGGGCATCGTCAGTGCCCAGCAGCGGCTGCTGGCAGCCATCCTCCGGGAGCCCCGGTACCTGGACCTGGTCCAGGGCCAGCTGACGGCAGAGCAGTTCATCCAGCCCCAGCAAAAGGAGCTGTACCAGGCTATGGTGGACTGCCGCCAGCAGGGGGTGGACATCAGCCTGGCCACCCTCCGGGCCTTTGTCAGCGAGGAGGCTCTGAATGAACTGAGCCATCTTGCGGCACAATACAGCGATGTGAACTGTACACCGGATGACATCCGGCTGTATCTGGATCGCATTGCCCGGGGCATGCCCGTGGCAAGCAAGGCGGCCAGCATGACAAACGAGGAACTGAGCAGCTACTTCCAGTCGATGCG